GTAAGTACTGTTAAATCCAAGTCGGTAAAATAATTTTCATATTTCTGGGTTAACCAAATCAGGTCTTTCAATGATGGGTTTGACGGGTCAACGTCGATGCAATTGAGAGGGGATGTAGTTGTCATTGTTAGTGAAGTTTACAATCGATACTCTTTTTTACGCTTTTCAATTTTCTATACTAAACACGAATTACCACTTATTTAGCAATAAACGTTTGTAATACAAATCACAATCATGGTCACCTGGGCTCCAGCATTGGAACAGCGTAAAGTCGTACCATTTGAACTCACTGTAATCGGTGAAATATGAAAACGAATCTTCGAATAGACGAATGGTTTTTCCTACATGATAATACTTGTAAATTGGAAATGCGGTGACAATATCTCTACCGTTTGTTACGCGATAATGAGAGAGGTTTGACTGTTCATCAAATGCCTTTTTCCATTTTGAATTTCCAACACGTGGACTAGCGAAGGAAACCACCGTAACCTGGTTGGTTATTTCTTGTGCCAATTTAAATCCACATAATGTGGACAATGCCGCACCTAAACTATGTCCAGTTATGTAAATGGAATAATCATTGTATTCATTTAATAGTTCCTTTACAGTAGAGCATATTTTGTCGTATACGCCATTTTCGCACAATTGATTGTAGAATCCACTGTGAACCCATATATCATCTTTGAGCACCCGTTTGCGGATTTGTAAATCATAATACCAATCGGTTTTAGATTCACTACCCCTGAATACTATACATATTCGTTTGTCTGTTTCGTTCACTGTAATCCCAGCTTGTACATCCGTTTCTTCATCGCTGATAAATAAATGTACTTTACCCGACGGTACATTGGTTGCTATTTCAGTCAATGCATCTTTTCGGTCATCACTTAATTCGAGTTTCTCGATAGTACCATTGTCCTTTATTTTGTTAACAAACGATTCCACGGTTTCATTTTGGTCTTCTACTGTGAATGTTTTTCCATAGTTGTAGACTAACATAGTTATACGCAACAAATCGAGCATATCTGCATGGGGGATTGTGATAGCTGTATCCATCGTTATACAATATATGCAGTAAAAAATATCTAAATATATTTGATTACTAATATTTCGTCAGTAATTCACCAAATCTAATCACTGTGTATACACTTTTATATAGTAACAGTCTTACGATTTTCAATAGTAACTGAACCAGGTATATTTGTAGGAGTAACATGTTGAATCGTTGTGTATACGATAGGTATTTTTTGTTGTGATTTGTATCTAGAATGCTGTTTACATAAAATAGCACCTTGTTTGATAATATACATTAATTGTTTTTTATCGAATTCAATATCTGGTGGTATAGTTGCTACAACATGGGATGATGAATTGTCGTCTACGTGAAACCATATATCGATTGGGTCTGCAGAATGAATTACATCAATATTGTCCCGTGCATTTTGACCAATTTTGAATTCAATGTCAATGCCTAAGGGCGCAATATATCTAGATTCCACCTTCATGTTTTGTGAATTTATGAAAACAAAAAGATTTCATAAATTATCAATTTTACGCTGACGCTTCTAAAATTCAGGTTCGTGTTTTTTGAATAAACAACCCTGTTTCAATAGATTTGGTATAGATATAATACTATTTGGGTCTTGTAATTTTGTATTATTCAACCAAATTTTGATAATACAGAAGTTTTTTTTAGGTGAAATGGTAATGCCATTTACATATGTGTTGTGTTCGTTTTTGATACATAGCGATTCGCCACATAATCCATAAAATAAATTTTTCCATACTTCAGGAACATGTTTATTGGTAACTTTGTATGAAAAACATCCACCGTTTCTATTTTTTGGGTCTTCCCACATGGGTGTAATACCATCCCGCATTACAAAAAGCATACAGTTACGTACAACATGTTCGTGTATTTTGTTATTCAAACTGATAACTGCTTCTACACTATCAATATTGTCCATTAATACCGTATAACTGGATAAATCCCAGCTTTTGTTATCTGGTAAATGGTAATACATATTCCATTTATCATTCAATGAATGTAATTGGGTAGGAATACTCACTGCATCCATTGTGATTACGCCCGTATATTATAATGTGTAACAATCTTTATACCCTTTCTTTGTTGTTAATCACATGTTTGAATTTATTCTCGAGTTTTCACGTGATATTTACGTTCATCTAGTAAAATATATTCACCCGCTTTTAGTTGAAATGTATTGATATCATTATCCATAATATCAACTACGTAATCATGGGAGAGATTACAATCAATATTGTTATATCTAAAATATCTTTCTAGAAATGCAGTAGAAAACAATTCGTTGTTTACATACATCCACTCTTTCTTCATATGAATATCGAGTTTCGTTTTATTCGACTTGACCGAAATAGACAAAAACCCGACTTTGGAAACTTTAGAAAAGTCTTCCCATGATTGTATTTGCGAGTCTCCTGTAATTTTGACCCGTGATATATAAATATCATCGAATTTAGCATACAATAGTTTATCAACAAATGTATTATTCAAATCGAGTTTATTCAATGAATGGGCATGGAGGTTTATAGTGCGGAGGAAAGTATATATTTTAGATATAGAATTGTTATCGTCGACCATTTTGTATGTCTCCATATATTTATTTTGATTACCCAATACCAATGAATGAGTTATCCAATTTGATTGAAATGGTTCGATACATCTCTGGTAATATATAGCTGGTATATATTCGTATCCGTACATAGACAAATCACTCACATACGTTATATATGGGTGTGTATGATACAACCATGTTAATTGACGCGCAATCTTCGTTTTCATCGAATTATACTCAGTAAATGCAATTATACAGATTTTCTCTACTGTATTCTGCAAATAATCAGTATAAAAATTCGCTAATACGTCAATGTCTTTTTCTTTCTGAATATCAATATACAATATAAGTCCGCTGCCGCATAAGTGTGCTAGGAATAAACCCAGGTAAAATAGTGTCATATGGAACTAATTGCTGTCATATATTTATATAGGTTCTCGAAGTTACATATTTCATTCGCATAAAACTAGATATAAAAATTATATCTATATTATAAGTTGTAATAACTATGTCGTCTTCAACATATCAAAATGGGTTATTCATTTTTCATCGAGATTTTCGAATACGCGATAATATTGGATTGTTAGAAACATGTAAACAATGTAAACGAGTGTATACCTGTTTTGTTTTTACACCCGAACAGGTGAGTGATAAAAACAAGTATCGTTCTCAAAATGCAATCCAGTTTATGATAGAAAGTTTAGTAGAATTACAAGAAATCATACAAAACGCAGGTGGAACCCTGATTACATTATACAGTTCTCCGGTTAGTGCAATTGAATATTTAACAGATGAATTATCAATCGACTTTGTAGGATTTAATCGCGATTATACTCCATATGCATTGAAACGGGATAAACAGGTTCTCCAATTATGTGAAAAAAAGGAGATAGAATGTATAGATTATGAAGATTATTATTTGTATCCACCTGGTACAGTAACAACTGGTTCGGGAACACCATACAAAAAATATACACCATTTTACGATGCGGTATTAAAGCGCAAAGTACAACCCGTATCAAAATCTACTCGTTTATCATTAGCATCAACTACGCAGTCTTTCAAAAATGCAATTAGTTTACAAACTGCATTTCATAAATACGCTAGTAAGAATACAGATATATTAGTACACGGTGGAAGAACAAACGCTTTACTCAAATTAAAAAATGGATTACGAGAACAAAAAGAGTATGATGACACGCGTGACTTTTTTATCAACAAAACAACGCATTTATCAGCCTATATTAAATTTGGATGTGTTTCTATTCGAGAAGTCTACCACACATTTGTAAAAAAATATGGAATCAATCATGGATTAATAAGAGAACTTATATGGAGAGAGTTTTTCGCACATGTATTGTATGGATACCCGGAAGTGGTTGGAAAATCATATCAACCACGTTTTCAAAATTTGAAGTGGGAGAACGAACGGTCCATGTTCAACAAGTGGAAGTCTGGAAATACCGGGTTTCCTATTGTAGATGCATGTATGCGGGAACTAAATGAAACTGGTTATATGCATAATCGAGGAAGAATGACTGTTGCTAGTTTTTTGATAAAAACATTGTTAATAGATTGGCGATGGGGAGAACAATATTTCGCACAACAGTTAACCGACTACGACCTAGCATCTAACAATGGTAATTGGCAGGGGATTAGTGGAACCGGTGTTGATATGAAACCGTATTTTCGTGATATGAATCCATGGATACAAAGCAGTAAATTTGATAAAAATGCTGAATATATAAAGAAATGGGTACCGGAATTGGAGAACGTAGATGCGACCGATATTCACAACTGGCATAAAAAAGAAACTCGTGATAAATACAACAAAAAAACGTATGTCATTCCTATGGTAGAATATACCAAACAAAAGGAGAACATGTTAAAAATGTACGAAAATGCATGATAAATGTAAAAAATTGAATGAAAACGTTCTATACATGTAGTATTATCAACCAACACAACTAATCAATATCCGGAATGCAGTTTATGACAATAGTAAAGGTAAGGGCAAATTATGCACAACAGCGCATGTATAAGGAATGGCTTGAAGAGACGACACGAGCGAAACGTACAGAGATGACATCATGGTTATACAACATGTATTTGAATCCAACCTCTGTGATGGAAGTAACCCCTCATCGAATCAATATCGGGAATGTGAGTAGTAAGTAGAGGTACATGAAATTAGCTGGTCCTTAAAAAAAAATAAAATAAAAATATACATATGTGTATTTTTTTATTTGAGGTTAGAGAAAAGAGAATACAATTTTGTACTCAATTAGATATCGAGAGAAATGATATTTTTGTCAGATTTGTTTTTTCTGCGATTTGTACGCTTAGGCATGTTTGTATTTTGCATTTCATTCAATGATGAAATCGATATCATGGAGTCATCGCCCTGATTCGAATGAGCAGATGGTTGTTGAATATCAATTGTACGTGTTTTCAACCCAGACAATATATTGTCAATGTCGCTGTTTTGTGGACCCTTCATTTCAGGTCGTTGAGTAGGGGTTGGAATCGGTTTTGAACTATCATTTACACCCTGAAAGTTGTTATTCACATCAACACCCTGTTCGCGGAACATAGTGCCGCGACTTGCATTGATATCTGGGCGGTTACTAGGCGTTTCTGTAAATGTCATACCCGGGCGTTGTGGTGGTGGACGTTCTTGAGTATTTACTGGTGCAGGTGGCGGTGGTCCCTTTGGCCTGTTATTGTGGTCTTGCATCAAATTTTGAGCGAATTCAAAACTTGGCGATTGTTCACTAAGACTACTTACAGTTGCATTTGTAAACATTTTCATGAGCTCGGGACTTTGTTTGATAACATCATTGAATCCAGGAGCAGCTGTAGACAATGCCTTATTTGAAAAATTCAATACAGCTCCACTAAATCCTAAGCGTAGTAATAGTGACAGTTCAGGTGCCATCTTACCTCCCTTATATTTGTCGTGTAGTTCAACAAAAATATCTTCGTAACTATCAATATCTTCAGAAACCTGTTCCCCCCAACCATCTAAATTAAGGTCGAATGGATTAAACACTGCATTACCATATTCTAGGGAATTGATAAATGTCATCAACCACCAACCCTGTAATTTAACAGCATCCTTTCTACGTTTGTCATCCATGACAGATTCATATTCATCCTCAATCTCGTCAAACGAAGAGTCCATTGTAAGTTGTGTACTTTGTTTCAACTGTCCCTTTTCGTACCATTCATCCATCTTTTTCAACATGAGTCGTTTTTTACGACGCTTTTCACGTTCATTCATATTCGAAGACTTTGATGGTCCGGATGCTGGTACCTCGTTCATTTTAGAAAACCCATCCCATGTTTGCGTATTTCCAATGCTTTCTCGAGTTGCATTTCCCAGTTTTGCATCATTTGATGACATTTCCGTGACATTTGGTGTGTCGGGTTCACTATTATCCATGAATCCACCTAGACCAAAGAGGTTTGATGCCATACCACTTAACGACTTTGTATTATCACTAGTTGAAGATGTTTCATACGTACCAACGTCTGTTGCCAAATTGTTCATTTCCTGTTCTAAGTTATCTAAATCGCCTAAATCCAATTTCATATTATCACCGGATGCAGACCTTTTTTTATCATTCATTAATAGTTCAATCCCCGAACCAAAGTTGACAGACGAACCTGACGTTTTTGAGTTCAAATCCAATGAAACTGGCTCTAAATTATCCAAACTAATATCAATAGATTCCATCGTTTATGATATTGACACAAGTTTTATGTTTAAATCATCCGCATAAGATATAATATTTCTGTGATTAAAGTACCACAGACCCTGTAAGAATGCATCGGCTAAATCGTCCTTTTTGGGTGTGTCCATCGTATATTTCCATATATCTAAACCACATGTATTGTCTAAAATATCACGACAATAAGCAATTCCATCACGTTTATGAGCTTTGTAATTCGGGTTTGTTTTAGTAGAGTTTGTGTCATTGTTAATACTGGGTTCTCTTTGTAAAGGTTTGAATTGGTTCAACTTATGAGATGATGATACAAAATCAATGGAAATGTTATCGTTTGTCATAATAAAGTATTGAGCCAACATTCCTTGTATAGTTTTCATGCGGTTCGCAATAGGCGAAATTTGGTTCTCAATCAATACATGTGTAATCGTATTTATATCTGCCAGTTGATTGAATACTCTCTTTATTGACCGACCAATGTGAATTAAATCAACCTCATTTGCACTTTTTGATTTTGTAGCAACAATAGATTCATAACATTGCTCGGTATAAAAAACGGAAAGTATTTCAATAAGGCGGTCCTTTTTGAGTTTTTTTACATCCATGTTCATCAATAACATGTGGCTATTACAAAGCGAAATTAATTCTGGCACTTTTTGTTTTTTTATGAAAGAGAGTTGATGTTTTTTTGTAGGAATAATCCACTGTTTGTTTGTCTTTGCGTGACGTTCACAGAAATATTGAGAGTTTTTTTTATATTTGGAATTTTTATTGCACATTTTGGGTTCGGTTTTCTTATTTTTTCCAGGTATCATGCATGTACATGGATATACGTGTATCGGTGCTTCATCAATCATACTGGTAACATTCCAATCATGCACTACCACGGGGATATCTGGGTCCTCTGTGGCAGATAACACACAATATGCCATATTTTTGATACCGATGTCAAAACTTATAACCTTCATATATGAAGGATATAACCATACGTGTTTATATATGCGTCTTATGAAAATACTTATTTTGCGGTCTCCGTTTTTGTTGGATTGATAGGTGTTGCGTTTGCATTACTCATGGATTTTATGAATTGGTCTTGTGTAATTACTGGTGAAAATGTACGAGATTGAAGGTCTTCGCGAGACAAATAATTTGTTTTCAAATCGCTTGTTACATGACCTAATGTAGGCTGATTATCATGTATAGATGCATACATATGTGGTGAAGACATTGCACTTACCTGGTTTGATTGAATATTGGGTGCGGTTGCAAACCGATTTGTATAGCCTAAATCATTGGAAGATTCTCTAAAATTTTGCTCCATTACCTCCGCTGCATTCTTTGTAAGATATTTACGGTATTCCCAATTAGAACGTATTTTATTTTCTTCTATAAGTTTTGCATTTGTAACAGCATCATGTTGCCACGACGCGGTAATGGCCCTACCATCATTCATTAATGGAGGGAATTGAGGGTATTTGTTGTTTGTATTGTAACCACGTTCACTTTGAGGTACAGTTTCTTTTATTACCGGATATGCACATTTTACAGATTCTGGTTGAAATGAGGTATTTGATTGCATTATAATATACAAATAGAATTATATATTATATCTGTTTTTTATTTCAAATGATTTGAATCTAAAATACTAAATTTCACTAGATTTGATTGCCTCAATAATCTCGTGTTTTTTCAACTTACCAGGGTCACTCATTATGCCCTTTTCAATTACATATGCTTTTAGTGCCGAAAGCGTCATTTTCTTGTATACACGACTATCAAATTTGGTATCAATCGTTGAACTTGTAACAGACAAATCGTCTAAATGGGATTCATTGTTGTCTAACTTCTCAACGTGAATCTCTGTAGTCTCCATATTTTCAATATCAGGTTGGTCTTCTTCACTATGGTCGTGCTGAATATTATCGTCGGCAATGTCAATGACATCTAACTCTGGTTGATTCTCTATATTTACAATGCGAATCGGGTTAGAATCATTTGACACATCGTTGTCTTCCATATTTGATACTTCTTCCACGTCAATACCGGAGGTATCTACATCATTATCACTGTCATCATCATCACCACTGTCATCATCATCATCACCACTGTCATCACTACCACTGTCATCACTACCACTGTCATCATCACCACTGTCATCATCACCACTGTCATCACTACCACTGTCATCATCACCACTGTCATCATCATCACCACTGTCATCATCATCACCACTGTCATCACTGACGTCGCTATCAATATCAACAGCGATTCGATTGCCGACTGTATGAGTAGTAGATTGTTGAATTATACCAGGCGATACGCTCATATCAGGGAGTGGAGGTTGACTACCTGCGTAAATAACAGCCCGCATATTTCCCAATTCACCAACTACATTATTAATAATTTCAAATGTAGTATCACATTTATTTTCTAACACACTAAGACGCTGCTTGAAATGATAGACCAAAAATACGACAAGTACAAAAGTAATTCCTAAACTTAAAATGAAAAACGATTCGAGCATTCCTATCAAACTCATTATACTAGGAATACAAAATATAAGTTAATACAGAACGAACGTCTAAATGCTTTTCACAATAATAGTTGTTGGTAATTGAAAAGATGTATTATGTTTCATAAAAAAAAACTGTTTATAGTATATAATTATGAATCAATCATTTGAAAATACGCAAACACCAATAACGCCAGCAGTGACAGAACCGTTGAATGTACCTAGTTCAAATGTAGAATCGAACATGTTTAGTGGAAAAAATTTCATCATCATGTTGTTAACCGGTTTACTTATATTATCCTTTTTAGGTATAAATCTATTGTCATCTGTGGGTAGCATAATAGAAACTATTAGCAACGTATTTGGTCCACTATTTACACAAATATTGTCAGTGTTTGGGTACACTGCAGGTACAGTAATTGACAAATCGACAGATGTAGTAACTGAGGTAGCAAAGTCGGGCATTGACCTTGCAGGAGATACTATACAATCGGCTGCTGATTTGTTGAAGGATGCTAGCCGTAAAAATGTTGATACCAAAGCGGTGAATCAATTAGATAATTCTTTCAAACGCGGAAAGAATAGTGGTTTAGATAATGCAATAAATCAATCTGGATACAATATAAATCAGCCCGACCCAGCTACAAGTGAAGATTCTATACAAAGACCGATTACATCTGCTAAAACAAATTGGTGTTTGGTTGGTGAATATCAGGGTAAACGCGGGTGTGTTGAAGTTGATGATGACAGTAAATGCATGTCTGGACAAACATTTCCATCTCAAACCACATGTTTGAATCCAACCCGTAGTCGTTTCATGCATTCTCATGCATAATAATGAAAATGACTTTGGTGAAAAATAATATAGACGTTCATTGCCTATATTATTACAGTTTTACTACATGATTTTATTACACGTCCTTTCTCTCGCTGATAATAAATTATTTTTACATGTTTCAACCACTTCGATAGATAATGACAGTAGAATTATGCTAGAATGTGAGCTAATGCATGATTATGTTCGTAAACACAAACCATTGCGAATATTAGAATCAGTAGCACTGAGACAAGATGCTGAAATCGATTTTTTTGTAAAAAAGTACATGAAACACTATGGAATTGATAACGTGCGTGGTGGAACGTATAGTGATATTGAATTAACTGAAAGTGATAAACAGTTCCTACTTCGAGAACAAAAAACGACATTGAAAGACATGGTATCAAAGAGTAAAACGATGACATCTGTATTTGATGAATATGGAGATATCTCTTCACTTACAATCGATGAATTGAAAGAAGAGTTAGCAAAAGCAACCCATCGCCAGTCGTTATATGACAATGAAACTGCTATGCTGCGTAATTACACGATTGGGTATAACAATATTGAAACGAACCGATTGTTTTTAACTGACTTAAAGTGGCTCATGAACACTTCTGCAAAGAATATATTACATAATACATATCAATCTAGCGATGGGTCTCATGCAAAAGGTATCATGATTGATACCTACAAACAAATATTGAATAAAATGAAAGCACTCTACGCAATATTTTATACATATTATGATGATATCGGTATGAATTATGAGCCTCGTATTCATCTGTACAAACCAGAGACGGTACTTGACGTATTTTTCTATCATTGTCATAAAAAACAGGATTGGACTAAATGTACAGAAAAACTAGTTGCATTATTGGATTATTACGAATACATATTTTATTGTATCATATGTCGGGTAGATGAATATATTTTTGATGTTGGTACCTATCCGCCAGATTTTGCTTTTGCGAATCAATACAGAATACAATATTTACAATTATGTATTGATGAACGAACTAACGGTTCTTGTGATATAATTCGTGACATCTAGGGTCAGACATTGCTTTACCATATGTTATGCCGAATTTTTTGGAACACATTTTCAAATGATTCACCCAACTTAGCTTAGGAACAGGAGTACTACTCATTTCGGGAGATTTCTTTGCGGACTTATTATGTTTACCACGCTTGGCACTTTTGCGCACACTCTTCGACGTTTTGTGGCATTTTCCAGTTTTAGGAGGACATCTACGGGTACCGTTAGGACACTTAGGCATAATATATCATATACTGATAAAAATATGTTGGACGCAAAATAAAAAATTGATAGATTATATCGGTCATATTGAAAAGAAATAATCAACCTGAAAATGCCTAAACTTACTAGAGATGATATGTTTCGGGCAGCAATGACCGACTTTATGTTGTCTTTTTATGTCAATGAAGAACCCAATGTGGTACAGCTCTACAGTATACAAACGCACGAACTTGTAAACAAAACAGTAAACAAAACTAGATGTGAACATGAATACGAACTGATTGTTCCCAAAGAACGGCTTATTGGATATAGAGACATAACTAGCGATATCAATTCAACAGAAGTTTTATGGGAAGGTAGTGAACCGCTTTATCTAGAACAAGAAGTACCCACATTATCCCAGTTTATTGAATCATTCAATGTATATTTTAATAAGTACAAAACATATATTCACCGTTCATTGGTGTCTTATATAGAAATTATGAACATACCTGACCAGAATTCCATAGCAGACCATACTATTCATTTGAAGGTTGTATATCACAAAACACATTGCCCATTTCCACGCCCACTGACAAATATGGAAGAAAAAGAAAATGAAATTCGGTTTTTGAAATCGAAAATAGAAACAAAGGTACGGAAGTTGAATATGGTTCGTAGATTACTAACCGAAGATAGAGACCGGGCCGTGTTGAATTATAAACGTATGCAAATGAAATTTCGAGCATTGTACAGTGCGGAAAATAAATTCGAAGACTGCCCAGTATGCTATGACCAAATTATGCCCGAACAACTTATCATACCTGGATGTTTTCACTACATATGTCATAAATGTGTAGTGAAATGTGATTCATGTCCATTGTGTCGCGATGAATATGACCATTACATTGAAAACGAAGATTGAATAAACTTATTGACTATTGTTTCATGGTAATGAATTGAATCTTTTTTTTAATTCTTTTACTTCTTTGACTAAAACCCCAATGAGTCCATTATAATGGACATGTTGATATTCATCGCCGTCCTTTTCACCATTGACTAAATCTGGATATATTTCTTGTAATTCATGCGCAAGTAATCCAAATTCATGTTTTCCAGAAATAATATTATTGTATTGAATCGGTACCAATGCATCTATAGTGTCCGTTTCATTTAAGTCTGTTACATTTTCTTTAATACGGTAATCAGACGATGTTGATGTAGCATTTGCCGAGACATCGCCGTTACATGATACGTCTTGAAATGTAGAACTTTTGAAAATAACATTGGCTCCAGCGAATGTACCGCTTAATATGTTATCATCATGTGTAGTCATCGTAGTTCCATCATTGAATTCTAGTTGGTTGACCTGAAGTATATTTGAAACACCAACGATTGGTCCATTAAAAGAAACATCACCTGCAAAAAGTACATTTCCAGATATTTCAATAGCGCCACTACTACTACTAGCAATTGCAGAAAGTGGAATAATACCGTCGGCAAAGTTCCCACTGAATTGTCCATTTACGGATAAATCTCCGCCAATATAGACATTACCGTTTGCTGAAATATCCTCGCCCATGAATAAATGAGATTTCAACGTCATGTCATTATTGACTAATGATAACGAACCTTGTGGTTGAGCAATTGGTGCAGATGGTAATGTATAAGACAACCCAGTTATACTATATGCCAACCCAGATGTAGTTATAGTTCCGACATTTGTATCATTAAATATACGGGATAAATCCGCTGCAGTAGAGGTGAAATCTCCATTCCCAAGAACACTATCTTGGGTACTATTAGCTGTGTGTGAAAAGGCAAGTTGTTGTACTGACAGAGTGGTACCATTTAATGTGAATTCAATCATTACACCTCTTGTCATACTAACCGTAGGGTGTAGTGACCCAATTATCCAAATATTACCTGTAACTGCATCTCCATTAGCGTCTGTTACATACTTATATATAGATAAATTAGTTGCCACCTCATTAGCAAAAACCATCCCTGCTACACTGGCTACTCCTACTTGGTCCAATGAATCTATAGAAACACCTGATATTTCATCTGGTGTTTCATCTGATATTTGATAATAAGTTATACCATTAGTTTCACGACTTTTAGTTAAATCACTATCGGGAATGAGTGTTGTAATTGGGCCAGGTTGTATGGGAGGTGTTGGATTTATAGTAAGATTCCCGCCCAAAGATAAATCTCCATTTGTGATTAATCTATTGTCATTACGAATAGCCACAGAACCGCTGACATCTGTAAAACCTTTTATATAAGATTGGTCAAAATGATTTGCATCTGTGTCAAAATTCCAATCGACTACAAATCCACCTTTATATAAATCTGCAATCGTATAACCATTTGATACAAACTCACTTATTGTAAAACCATTATCACTATAATTTTGTAATGTAGGGTCGGGTTGACCATATGAAAGAAACGGGAGTGTATTCTCAGCAACAGTGATTTCAGTGATGGTCGTGTCAAAAACGGTTGTATCCGTGCTTGTAATGGACATTGAAATGTCTTGCGCGAGACCGTCAAATGTAATCAGTGCATTGGATGCGTCGTATGACAATGTGTAGTTGGCGAGGTCGGTTTCAATTGTGCTTACGAAATTGTTGATGAAATGATTACCCGCTGGAATGGTTGATGTATTGGAAGCTGATCTGGGGAGTTGATATATTTTTGTAGTACCCTTTTTATTATCATGGTATCTAGACCCAACAGCAAGCTTTTCGCCATTTCTGCTTAATGATAAAGAATAACCTAATTCGTCGCCCTCATCTTCACCGTCTATGTCATTGCCAAATGGTGTCCAAACATCGTTTGCAAATTGATATAACTTTGTAGTACCCTTTGCATAATCATGGTTTATAGACCCAGCAGCAAGACGAGTACCGTTTGTATTTAATGATACTGAATAACCTAATCCGTCGCCCGCAAATTCACCGTTTATGTCATTTCCAATTTTTGTCCAAGTATCGTTTGCATATTGATATACTTGCACCATACCATTAGTATTACCATCAGTCATTTTCGCACACCCAATAGCCATAATGGTACCATCTCCATTTAATGCTATAGATTGACCAAAAAAACCAAAACTGTTAACTCCTTCAATCAAACCTCCAATTGGTGTCCAAGTATCGTTTGCATATTGATGCACGGACACCCTACCTACATTCCCATTCCAGTACCTATCAGAAGTAGCTACAATGGTACCAGCATCATTCAAAATATGGGGTGAGCTTTGAACACCATCACCTGAAATAGTTCCAATTGGTGTCCAAGTATTGTTTGCATATTGATATACATTTACCTTGTGGGGACTACTATGTTTAGACCCCCAACCAACAATAGTACCATCGGCATTTAATGATACAGTGGTACCAAATTTCTCATTTGCATTATCTCCTTCAATGGCAGATCCAAGTAGTGTCCATCCAATAGGAGCGATGGTAGTATTGGTAGTATCTCGTTGAAATACTCTTAACTTACCTCTAGCACTATTATTTAAATAAGCAGCAGAAGCTACGATAGTTCCATCTGCACTTAATGCTAAAGCAGCACCAAATAATTCACCCGTCGTTTCACCATCAATGTCATGGCCCAGTTGTGTCCATCCAATAGGAGCGATGGTAGTATTGGTAGTATCTCGTTGAAATATTCTTACAACACCTTTACCACCATCATGTTTATAACTTCCAATAGCTACAATATTACCGTTTTCACTTAATGATATTACAAAACCGGATTCGTCGGAATTATCACTACCATCAATATCTTCGCCAATTTGTGATTGTACATAAGAAAATGATGTAGCAATGGTCATATCATGTTCCAAGTTCACATTACGAAGATTCACTTGTCCGCCCGCTTTTACCGAGAAATCACTGAATGGAATATTGAAAATATACTTCGGCATACCAGTAAGTGTCACTGCATTAGCAAATTGCAAATAGATACGATAATAAGGTGTACTATCTGTTGTATTATCATCTACACCTGCGGTTATCGTGTTTACCGCGTAACCAAAATCAGTGTTAAGTTTAGCTGCAAAAGTCGTTGGCGAATAAACGGCATCAGTTGTGGTAAATACAGATGAACTAGTTCCATCACTGATTGTAAAATCACTATGGATTTTTATATTAGTTAGTGCGATATCAATATCGGCTTGAGTAAATCCTTCTGCTAATAGTTGTGCGACAGTATAACCATGTAGAACAAAATCTTCTATAGTTAGAGTACCGGAATCTACTAAACTTAGTAAATTTGAACCTGAATTTATTAAACCGGATTTATATACATTGGTTATTTGGGAATTAGTTAAAGCATAATCGTACATACGGAAATCATCGTAATTTCCTGGCCATGGCTTATTATAAGTACCCTCGGAATTCATATAAGTTTCTCCTATTATCACTATGTTATCTTGATTGTCAGGGAATCCCCCCACCCAATCATCGGCATAGCAAACTATGGTATTATCGATATATACTGTCGTTTTCCTAATACGCTGATTGTTATCATTAAGTGTTGCTGGATCATAACTAACCGCAACATGATGCCAATTACCATCAAATAACGGGTCAAATTCGGCAGAAGTTATTTTGTCTGTTGTAGTATCACTGTTACTACCGAACCCCAAAGGGTTTGTCGTATATAATTGTAGACTGGGATTGCTGGCGCTGTACGAGTATCTAAGTGTATCCAACTGGCTCCAGCTGCCGCCGGTGACGGTGGTAGACGATGGATGACACGAGTATAAGTAGTAAGTGGTGTCAATAACCGAACCGTCATGTTTTAACCAAAAACTGAACGTTATTCCTTTCGTATCAACGCTGGTAAAATTATATTTAGGTATAGTGCTTCGTGTTTCATCGGTTGTCTCTAATGAGCCAGTTCCTATAAATTTTATTGTTGTACTAATAGTTCCATTTGTATCACCAGTTGAACCTGATGTACCACTATTTGTTCCATCGGTATCAAAAGTATAATGTATAACAGGAGCTGCCATTATTTCTATATGATATAGAAATAATAAAATCTAACGAAAGTATCCAATTCTTTATAACAACTTTCATAGACCTAAATCCTACAAATTTGCACATAACCATACCTATCTAATAGCGGTAGACCCTGTAAATTCAACAGTTGCGTCTTCCGGAACAGGAACAATTTCAACTACTGTGTCTGGATTTGTTGATGATAATAATTCACAATTAACAGGTGATACTAAATTATATGAACTATCAATATTGGTGTAAAATTCGAATATATTTTTATCTTCTAGAAAATCGATCTGACTAGATACTGAGCTCGTCGTGGTTTTAGACGTAATATATTGAATATTGAAATCATATACTCCACCTGGATTGGTTGTCAATCCAATACCACTAATTTCTAAAAACCCGATATAGGTTTCACAAAAATAATCGAATGTATTATTATCAGTTTCATATGTACTGGGAGTAGCTGATAATAAAACCGAAATCGAGGTATTTGATACAAATCGACTAGTCTGTGAGACTTGATTTGATACAGAAGCATTATTATATGTTGCTTGAAAGTTAATAGCGTCGACATTGACAACAATATTTGCACGTTCACCGACAGGTGTTTTTGCATCATTCGTGCGGAGTCCAATCCCTTTCAATCTAAATATGACAGGTGTACGATATGTGAACGTAGTATAGGGTTGTTGTATAGATGGGCGAATAATAAGCTTTGCTATTCTAGTAAACAGATTGTTGTCAACACATTGTTGATTGGAATTACTTGAAATAACCCATTGGTTATTATCTTCGCCATTTTGTTCTGCATATGCGTTTGTATCTTTGACATAATTGTATAATGGAATACTCTTATCTTCGACGAGATAGATAGCAGGTCCAGGAATACCAGCAGCGGTTGAAATAACCGGAATTTTATAGTCATCCGGACAAACTGTTCTTGCTAGGTTGGTTCTCCCAGATAATGCAGCCGCTGCTCTTTCGCGTTTTGTCTGTCGGGAACCTTGTGTAGAGTTTTTGTTATATTTCAAAATTTCCACTTTACGACGCATATTCAACTGATATTGGGTAGGAGGGTTAGCACTAGTGTACGGATTTTGTGGTTCAAACCTGACCGGAGGTATATTAAATAACATAAATTGCTTTCGTTGATTACATATATCTGTTAAATTAGCCATTTATATAGAAGTAGAAAATGTTTGCATTCAATACATTACGCTACATCAATTCTTGTTTTATCGTCACAATCACTGTCATAATCGCTTTCATATTCTTCATCTATGTAGCCTTTGTATAAGAAATAGTCAAGAAAGAGAAAAAGTGCTTTAAAGAATGTCATATCTATAAATACTACATATGTATTATTTATACTAGTTTATACCATTGAAGATTTAACTTGACCGGTCTATTATAGCTTAGCGGTATACCACGAAGTAGACAGATAATTGTAATTGGTGATTTCTTTCTCTTTCGTAGCTGTATTTGTGTTTGGTCCAGAGGCAACTATCTTTGATATTTGAAAAATGTTCAATGCGTGGTCATAATATCTCAAATTAGATAATTTACCGGTAAACCCGCCATTTTTACATACATTTACGTCGTAATAGTTTTGCATAGGAACCTGAGTGAGATTCAGTCGCCCTGAAACAGTTCCGTTAATATATACATCCATGGTCGTATTTTGCATGCGAATAATGACATTGACCCATTTTTTCAATGGAATATCGTCTACTTCAATTGAGTCATTATTTCCCGATTCTGTAGTTGACATGACTACTTTGATGGTAGCAGTATCGGCAGACTTATCCGCCTCTGTGCGTTTTATGTATAATCCCGGTGCGTTATTGAGTTTAGATATACCAAAATTGTCACCAGTCGTCTCGAATTCATTGGTTCCTTTATGGAAAACATGTTTATATTCGTCATCATTGGGTAATTTATCAATGCGTATCCATGTTGACCATGTAAACTCAATGCCACTCGATTCATTATTTGACCGGCGTATCAAAATCGAACCAGACTGTTTTGGGTCTTGTTGAATAATAAGCCCACTGTCACCATCAATCATTCCATCTACTAAATAAGGACTGTTTGACGGACTGATGAAGTATTGTACCAACAAAATCCCTAAATTCAACAAAAATAGAAACACAATAACAACTAAAATAAGGAATGCAAACTTAGCAATAATTGTATTTGATGATAAAAAACCACTAGATGCCTCAACACCTGTCTCGGCTTGTTGTGAAAAACTGTTTATACTAGAAGATACCGATTGTGATAGACTGTCTACTGATTCACTAATTTTATTACCTATATTTTGAACCCCTTCAGGAATTTCTATACTAGAATTTGATTGTGGTTGAAATGTATTCATAATCGTTTGATATAATATATATGTATAAAACGATTTGATAAATTTACTATTATTTGTCTACATAATTTTGTAGGTAGACTGCTTTACATTGTCTTTCAGTATAGAGAGGTCAATCCCATAAGAAGATGCAAAATTAGTGACATTTCCTTGTCCGTTTCCGTCCATGTATTCGGTCCATACCGTTTGCGGGTCAATTGGTTCGGTCCAATGTTGAAACTTCGATACATGTGCATCCCAGCCGCTTCCAATGGCAATATTATCACCAGTAGGTTTGTTTGGCATTTTTGTATCATCTCCCACACGACCGGATTTTATTAATTTTCCGTCTAAATATGCATCAACATATTGATTGTCTACACTAACAACAATATGTGTCCATTTTTGCAATGGAAAATTATCGGTAATTTGAATCGTATTTTTTGTTTTGGCGGTGTCATTCAGGGTGAAATCACAATTCAACACAGGAGCATTTGCGCCTAACGAAAGATGAATACTATCAGGTCTGCTGAAAATGGTTTTACTAGTACCAGACCAACTATTCACATATATCCAAATTCCATATGCGTAACGTAGGTTATTTGCACCATTTGTGATAGGTATAACCGGTGGAGCTCCGTTTAAATCCGCAGATGCAGTTAATTCGGTTGATTTTAATAGAAAGAAATTGTACAATATATAGAACAATAGTACTACAACTATGGCTAAACTGATGGCTACTGTATTCATTTCTGTATATAATACTTGATTACAAATTAATTGTCGGTGGTGTTTTTTTCATGAAAATAGTATACATGTTTGCAATTCGCTGTTTACTCAATGTTTTTTGATAATACCGAACATTACTGATAGCACCATGTAGACCATTTTCACTACCAACATTAATCATATCACCGGGGGCAAATGTTGGCATGATACCACCTGCAAATGAAAATGTACGTTCTAAATGCCCATTGACAAATAAATCCGCATGAGTAGAGCTGTAATTGAATACTAAGTTATTCCAACGTTGCATAGGTAATACTAAATCGTAATATGTCTGTCCACTTCCACTATGATTTGTAAAATAGATTCTATATCTATGTGATGTATTATCCGTATCGGGTTGAATATATGTTACTTTTGGTTTACCATCGCCGTAGTTGAATATAGTAGTTTCACTATTGTAGGAAGCTTTATTTGTACCGTGTGCATTTACATAGGTCCACATGGAAACCGCATAATTGTTGAAAATGGTATTTTTTACATTTCCTGCCAACTGAAAATCCATATCAGGCATTTTGGTGTGATTTTTCATAGAATATGAATGAGAAACATTTAAATCAACGCTGCCTTCCAATATAGGTATTCCATCTCTATTTGAAAGATGATTCAATATTTGTGGCATATATACATACAAAAGTAATAGCAATAATTCAACTACAAATAATATTAATACGGGACTGGTTGTTAGTTTGAATTCATTGATAATATAATACACAAACGATAGTAACAAACATGGTATATAGAACAAAAAATAAACAAAAAATCCAGTAAGACCTGAGAATGACTTCAAATAATTACTAAATACATAAAAGAATATGGCTAATCCTGTGAATATAATAAGTGATACTACTAACCCAATTGAGTATGCAAAAAAGGAAAACGTATCTGTATTGATTTTTACAAGCGTATAAATGACAACTGCAATCAATAAAAATAATCCAGATGACACACTTATAGAGAGGGCATTATTATATATTCCATTTTTTAATCGTGCAAACATGAAGTATCCTATGCCAATTAATAATGATAAGATGATGGTAGACACCTCCCCCGATACAGATTCACCTTTACGACTATTTTCCAAACCACTATTTACTGATATCGCAGTGATAATCAGTGAGATAGTCAACACTATATATTTATCATATGTCGAAACAAATTCGACACCTTTTGATATGATTGATGTATCTATTGATTTGTTCGCATCCATTATATAATATGTACCTATATATTACACTTATAGTTTTGTTATAACCAGATATCAAAACTATATTTTGATTGTTTATAAATTTTCCATAGTAGTCTTTTTGCCGTGACATTCACGGCATAATGCAACTAAATTATCTACATGATTACTTCCGCCATATTCTAGACGTATTTTATGGTCTACCTCAAACCATGCAGTCAATTGGCTTTGACAGTCTCCGCATTTCCAGTCTTGTCTAGATGCAACAAATTTCTTTTTTGTTTCACTCACTGACCGTTTTGTCGATTTCTTACCTGATTGCATTATACGGGCTTCGCCTCGCGCATCTGGCATGGCTATTATGGGCTGACTATATGGGTCACCACCCATCATGTCATGTTGATTCTCTCCAAATGACTGTTTACTGGTAAAATCTAAAATGGGGGAAATCATACTAGATGTATTACGATCAATCGGTAAATATCGTAAATATTCATTTGATGCACCAATCATCTGTCGTGCGCGTAGTGGATTACGTTTGAATAATATATATACCATAAGTGCAACAAATGCAACTCCTGCCATTTGATAGTATTTTTTACCAGACATTAGCATTTTTGTATACTTTCCATCGGTGTATATGTTAGCAATTACAAAGCCTGCAATGAGTATGATGTATAATTCCAATCGCATGATTATTATTGTTATTATTATTACTATATGTAGAGAATATGTTTCTTCCTAGGTATTACTCATAATATATGTATATCAATAACGCCATGGCAAAAATGAAAAACGCATATAAATAATGTCGTCGTAAATTGATTTGTTCTGCTAAATAAAGAGGTTTAGGTTTATATGCTGACCGATATCTGGAAAGAGCTTCTGGCAATGATAATTCAGGTTTTTCTAACGACACGTTGATTTTATTGTGTATAAAATGCATCCAACGAACGAAAGACTGTTTGGAACACAAATACGGCGTCACTGGATATTTATCCAATAAGCGACTAAATTTATCTCCAATTTCACTGTCGGGTATGAAGAGCGGCATATTTTGCATCAAATCATAATATTTACGTTGTAATACTTTATTTGGATTTTCTGGATACGATTCTGCAATCGTATGTAAAAAAAACCAATAATGAGGACCCCATACAGATGGTTCAAACAACATTGTGAATATTTATATAAAGACACCTTATTATATTTACTTAAGATTTATCGTATTATAATTGATTAACATGGCAGATAACTATTGTAATAATTGCGGCAAATATGGACATGTATATCATTTATGCAAACTACCGATTATAAGTATAGGAGTCATTGCATTTCGTCACATGGATAACAAATTAGAGTATTTGACTATACGTAGAAAAGACACGTTTGGGTTTATCGATTTTATGCGAGGGAAATATTCGGTTTACAACAAAGATTATATTATGAACATGTTGATTCAAATGACCAATTTAGAAAAGGAGTATTTACTTACAAAATCGTTTTCTGAATTATGGAAACATATATGGGGTGCAAATGTAGTTAGTAATCAATACAAACACGAAGAAAATGGGTCACGTGATAAATTTGAACTACTGCGACTGGGTATAAATAACAACGGGGATGAATATTCACTAGAAACATTAATTGATGAGAGTAATAAGCATAGTAGTTGGACAGAACCCGAATGGGGGTTTCCTAAGGGGCGCCGCAACTATCAAGAACGAGATTATGATTGTGCGATTCGGGAATTTTGCGAAGAGACCGGATTTGAACGAAGTCATTTACATAGCATACGTAATATTTATCCATATGAAGAAATTTTTACAGGATCGAATTACAAATCATATAAACATAAATATTATGTCGCCTATATTCAGCCAGACCATAGTAAAAATCTTAGTAATTTTGAAATTACAGAAGTAAGTAAAATGGAGTGGAAATCATTTGATGAGTGTATATCGGTCATGCGACCTTATAATTTAGAAAAAAAGAGATTGATTACAAACATACATAACACGTTGACTCAATATTCTATGATGTATATGTAATTCACGAGTAAAGTAAATAAATGAAATATATGTGTAAAATATATACATATATCTTAATACATGCCAATTAAGAAACAACCCGATATATCTCCTTCTGGGAAGAAAACACATAAAGCCGGTCGTAAAAGTTCTCCAAATGGCAATAAAACTCGCAGAGCTAAGTTGAAAATTCAACAGGAGCCGTCCTCAACGCCAACTGTTCCAGTAGAAGCAACGCCAACCGCTCAGGTAGAATCAAAATCCATTATTGAGACGATTGTGAGTGCGTTTTCAGGTACTACGAATACCACAGTACCACAGCAACCGGAGTTTACATGTGAAACCACTAGATGTCCGTCGGGTTATAGATGTGGTGATGATAAAAAATGTTATCGATTGACCGAACTTGAAATAGTATCAGATGGAAAACGGTTGATATTATCAGTCGATGGAAAACGAAAGAAAAAATATGATATTGATATGTTGTCTCAAAATTTTGATAGGATACGTCATCTTCAGAGTGGTAGGATTGATGGTAAAAGTATAACAGGTGCGACTCTTAAGCGAATCATCAATGATTTGAAACAACAGGTAGAGGGTGACACACGTTCTTCTTATTATGGAACATTAAATGATGAAATGATTATTCAAATTATTCATTTAGAAAATCAAATCCATACGAGTACTCATACAGAATCAGTGGATAATGAACCAGATATGAAGCAATCAATTGATATAGCTAGTACAATGTCTCCTGAAATTAATATAGATAAGAAAGCATCACCGGACCCAGAAAATATTGAAGATGTAGTAGCAGATGAAGATGTTGACGAGGATAATGACATAGAATGGAATAAAGAAATGTACAAAATACCTAGTCTAGATATTGAATCCAGTGAAAAAGAAAAAGCATTGCAAGATAAAATAGGTGTTGCACCAACCGACGTTGAATCAAAAGAATATAACAAATATATGTTACAAAAAGAACAAACCGAACGCCAGGATTTGCAATTGGAAGATACTTATGATTTTTTGTATCCAGATTTGAATGACCCGAATTTCAATGTGAAGATTGCAAACCGAAAAGAATTCAACGACACACAATACGATGGAGAAATATATGATATAAAAACACAGGCTGAGAAAATGTGCAATGTAGAATTTGAATTAATGCCTCACCAACTCTTTGTCAAAAACTTTTTATCGTTTCAAACACCGTACAACAGTCTGTTATTGTACCATGGATTGGGAACTGGTAAGACATGTAGTGCTATTGGAATTGCAGAAGAAATGCGAAGTTATATGAAACAAACCGGGATTACACAGAGAATTATGGTGGTAGCTTCACCAAACGTACAAAATAATTTTCGTTTGCAAATTTTCGACGAGAAAAAATTAAAACAAGACAATGGTATTTGGAATATAAATACGTGTATTGGTAACACATTGTTGAATGAAATAAATCCATCGCAAATTCAAGATATGCCTCGTGAGAAAGTGATATCACAAATAAATAACCTGATTTCTCAATATTATATTTTTATGGGTTACGGAGAACTTGCAAATTATATCAAGCGAAAAATAACGGTGGATTCGGCAGGTGGGTTGTCAACAAAACAACAAAAACTACAAGAAATTGGAAACATACAATCATTGTTTAATAACCGATTAGTTATTATTGATGAGGTACATAATATTCGTGTTATGCAGGATAACAAAGAAGCAAAGAAAACTGCGAATTTATTGATGAAAGTATGTAAATATGCAGAGAATATGCGATTATTGTTATTATCGGCTACACCAATTTTCAATGATTATCGTGAAATAATTTGGTTGACAAATTTATTGAATGCGGTTGATAAACGTGGTCTTATTGAAGAAACAGATGTATTTACATCAAGTGGCGAATTTACTGAACCGTCTACGTTACCAGATGGTACATTGATTGAAGGTGGAGAAGAATTACTTCGTCGTAAGTTGACTGGGTATGTATCTTATGTGCGCGGTGAAAATCCGTATACATTTCCATACCGTATTTATCCGGTAGACTTTTCTACGGGTAGACAAATGTTAGTCGAAAATTATCCATCGGTCCAAATGAACAACAAACCGATTGAAGAAAAACCGAGTAAAACACCTATATACATGGACAGAGTAGGTGATTATCAAAAAAATGCCTATGAATTTGTTATTAATCATTTATTACAGGTCTCCTTTTCTACAACAGATAAATACGGAAAAACCCGTGACATGCCCGATTTCGAGAATATGGAATCATTTGGATACACACATTTGAGAGAACCTCTTCAATCACTTAATATCATTTTTCCATCGCCTGAATTTGATAAAATACAGGATATTCCAGCGTCACTCGACGAGAATGTGGCAATCGAAGAACCAAATGAACCAGTCGTTAGTGATAATGAATCTCCTATTGATGATGTTGAATCACAAGCGGCAAAGGAATTTGACGAAGATGAAAGTGAAGAAAAGATATCTGGGGGTAATAAGAATGAATCAACAGGAGAACCATCGGTTGTTGCAGCAGAAAGTGGTAGCGATGATGATGCAGCAGAAAGTGGTAGCGATGATGATGCAGCAGAAAGTGGTAGCGATGATGATGCAGCAGAAAGTGGTAGCGATGATGATGCAGCAGAAAGTGGCAGTGATGATGATGCAACAGAAAGTGGCAGTGATGATGATGCAACAGAAAGTGGTAGTGATGATGTTGCAGCAGAAAGTGGTAGCGATGATGATACAGAAGAAAGTGGTAGTGATGATGATGCAAAAGAAAGTGGTAGTGATGATGATACAGAAGAAAGTGGCAGTGATGATGATGATGATGCAGAAGAAAATGAAGTTGACGAAGAGATATTGCAAAGAGATACGAATATAATAAATAGTATGATAGGAAAGGAAGGCCTTTCTAATACAATGACATATGTCGAACAGAGAACACCGACCGAACTTCGCTATAATTTTGCTTACAAGCCCACCGTTTTGGAGAAATATGGTAGAATATTTCATCCTGACAACTTAGAAAAATATAGTGGTAAAATAGCTAGTATATGTGATAGTATTAAAAATTCTAATGGAATTATTATGGTATATTCACAGTTTATAGATGGTGGGGTAGTTCCTATTGCATTAGCATTAGAAGAGATGGGATTTACTCGTTATGGGTCAGCGAGCCATACAAAATCTTTGTTTGAAACTCCACCAACAGAACAAGTCGATTCTTCTACATTCAAAACGTTATCTAATATGGAAGACAAAAGCAAATTCCATGCAGCAAAATACGTGATGATTACAGGCGATAAGATGTTTTCTCCCAATAATTTGGCAGATTTGAAATACATAACAGACCCTGCTAATAAAAACGGAGAACTTGTCCGTGTTGTTTTAATTACAAAAGCCGCAGCAGAAGGCCTTGATTTCAAAAATATTCGACAATTACATATATTAGAACCATGGTACAACATGAATCGAGCAGAACAGATTATTGGCAGGGGTGTGCGTAATTTGAGCCATTGTATGTTACCATTTGAAGAACGTAATGTAGAAATATATTTACATGCATCTACTCCAGTCGATGAAAAGGAAACCGCCGATTTATATGTATACCGATACGCAGAAAACAAAGCGATACAAATTGGTAAAATTACACGCATATTGAAAGAAAATGCCATTGACTGTATTTTGAATATAGGTCAAACTTCTTTTACCATTGACAAACTCAATGCTATTGCTGAGAACCAACAAATCCAGTTGAAATTATCGAGCAATCAGGAAATCGATTACAAAATTGGAGATAGAGAAGGGAGTGCTATTTGTGATTATATGAACTGTGATTTTGTATGTTCTCCAAACACAACTATCGAACCGACTGATATTAATCAAACTACATATGGAGAACATTTTGTAAAAATGAATTATAATGCCATTGCGAAACGTATACGGGACGTATTCCGCGAACAAACCTTTTTCAAACGAGACCAATTGATAGCATCTATACAAATTATGAAAAATTATCCGCAAGAACAAATAGATTATGTATTGTCTATGTTTGTAGATAACTCACAAAATTATATTGTCGATAAATATGGACGCAATGGATATTTGGTGAATACCGGTGAATACTATGGATTTCAGCCGGTCGAAATTACAAATGAACATATTTCCATTTTTGACCGTTCCGCGCCAGTTGATTACAAACCTGCTGAAATGTACATGGAATTGCCTATGAAAAAGGAAGATGTTGCAACTGAGTCACCTAAGGTTCTCGATATTGAACAACCATTGTTACCAAATATAGGTAAATTGGAAAAAACGTATCAATCGTTAATGAATGAATTAAACAGTGCATTGAAAACCGTGGATGGAGAGAAAGAGAATTATAAAAAAGGGATATTAATGGAAACCGCGGAAGTTGACTGGTACAAACATATGGGACATGTTTATGATGAAATTGAGAACCGCATTAACATACCTGTCGACATGATACAAAAATACATGGTTTACCATTGGTTAGACACACAATCATTGAATGACAAATTAGTATTGTTATACCAATTGTATAAAGTAGAGCCATATACACCAACTTCTCCAATTGAATATATTATTCAATCTTATTTCAATGAAAAGATGTTAACCCAGAATGGAGAAAAAGCAATCGCGCTTGGTGGAAATAACCACATTGATTTATATGTACATGTTGCAGAAACGCGTAAATGGAAAAAAGCGACACCCACCACGGTTAGAAAATATCAGGATAAGTTGCGTGAAAAATACACATTTGAACCGTCCAAAATTCAACCCTTTGTTGGGTTTATGCATTTGTTCAAAAAGAATGAAATGACATTTAAGATGAAAGAGATTGTGAAATCTGGAGCGACTTCTGGAAAAGGAAAAACGGTTAATAAAGGATTCAAATGCAGCGTAATGGGTAAAAATGAAATCGTTAAATTTATGAACAACAAGGTTTTAGCCAAAAATCCATATCCGGTTCTTCAAGACAAAGGTGGAATAATAAAGTATGATGTAAATAAGAATGCCAAGAACATTATGAGGATGGGATTGTGTGTTATGATGGAGTTGATAATGCGGTATTTCAATGACAGTCCTATTTCAGGTAATCTAAAATGGTTTTTTGACGTAGAAGAGACATTAGCCAATGACTTACCGAAATTATAAAGATAGTTTGATTATTTTTAGAAAATTGAAAATATATTTGTAAAATAACATAGAAATATATTTTGTGGCATTATAGTAGTACTATGAACAAACAAACCGATAAGGTATACGGCGTATTCAGTCCATCTGTATTAACACAAAAGGTGTTATTATCCATTACCGAAGTCGGTAAAAATGTGAAACAGAGTCTGGAACGCGATATTTCGTATCGTGTTACTGGAAAATGTATTGCAGAAGGCATTGTAAAACCTGATTCGGTACGTATTATAAATTATTCGAGTGGAACAATTCGAAAAGACCGAGTAGAATTCCAGGTTATGTTTGAATGTATGATTTGTCATCCAGTTGAGGGAATGTTAGTTGAATGCAATGCTAAAACAATAACAAAAGCAGGTATTCACGCAGAAGTAGTTGATGATGATGGAACGGTCCCCGTAACTGTGTTTATTGCACGTGACCATCATTTTACAGATTCTCGTTTTGCAAAGGTCGTTGAAAATGATAAGTTATTAGCAAATGTTATAGGAGTCAGGTTTGAGTTGAACGACCCTTATATTTGCGTAATTGCAAAATTAGTGGAACCTAAAGCATCAAAATATGGAAATGACCGTGAAAAAACGACAAAAAAGCCTGCATTGAATATATTAGAAGATTAACATTATGTGATATTGAAACGGATTATATATTTTCAAATTATATTTCGTATTTTGATGAAATCATTTACATTATTGTATATAAATGATTTTTTTTATTGACACAACTTACCATTGTCGAATTGGTCCGGAAACTGTCAATGTTCTAGCAACACTAAGATTGTTTTCTATGTTTACCATTCCATTTACATGTAGCGGGTAAGGATTTGTATAGGTGGATGCAGTATAACTGGCAGCTGTACCTGTACTTTCTAATTTCAAACCACTGGTTACTTTGTGAGTATCACCAACAGAAAACGGATGCACTGTGTTTGTATCTGCCTTAATAAAGGTATATGTATTTCCTTTGTATAAAGTTAATGCAGTACTTGCATCATTAACTGCGACACCACCAACGGTTTCACTAAAGAAATAATACGGGTCCGCTGCTGACCCATCTACTGTGACATAATATGTTTTATCGGTTTCACTTGTCGAGTAATCACCAATTGTAAACGGTTTTAACATATAGGGATGTTCTGTACAAAAATAGTTTAATTCGGTCATTGATGTGGGGATTGTAAATTTCAAGTACTCGTCGATGTTTTGGATACCAGGAACATTAGTAGTGACAGTGGTTGGATTAATGGTAACATGCTCAAACACCTGTAAATTGTTATTCATAGAAACATCGCTGGTAAAGTGATTGCTGCCGACTCCACCAATAATAGCACCAGCAGGAATACTAGGATTTACTTCATCATATTTTGCATACAAATTACCACAAATATCAACTTGTCCAGGTGCAACAACCGTTTCAGTTGCAGTACCTAACATAATTTGGTTACTTGCTGTTACTATTGCGTTATATCCTATTGCAGTTGAATTACTTAAATCAGTTAAGCCAGTAGCTGCATTTGCTCCGTGGCCGATATACGTATTATTGTTACCAGTTGTAATTTCTTTGCCAGCAAAGACTCCTATACCTACATTATTTGAACCGGATGTAACTTTATTCAATGCACTATATCCCATACCCACATTATTATCACCTGAAGTAAGACTGTCAAATACATCTTTTCCAACTCCAGTGTTATTAATAGCAGTATCTAGAGTACCAGTAGTTGTACTGCCGATTAACAAACTATCTGTAAATTGAGCTCCTCCCGATATTACATCAGAAAGTCCATTAAGGTCGGTAGCACCACTAACAAATGCAACGCCCCCTTTTAAAAGTTCTCCTGAAAAATTAATATTACCAGATACATCAAGTTCTGCGGAATTTTCATCAGGAACAGAAGTGGAATTGATGGCTACTTTATTTTCAAACTTCACAACACCCGTAAAATTAGGAGTAACATCACCAAGTCCAGATATAGCATCAGCTGGAATACTACTATCAGGGTATTGTGCATACAAATTACCACAAATATCAATTCTAGTTCCATTAAAGGAAACATCGCCACCAACAGATAATTTCGTGTTCATGGAAACATCGCCACCAGCAATGAATGTCTTATTTGTAGCAATTTCAACAGTCTCATTTAGTGTGGTTATTCCTGCAACAGTCAAACTACCACCGAGTGAACTAGCACCATTTCCAGTATTAAATGTCTTACCTGCCGCAATTTCAACATTTCCATTCAGGGAAACATCGCCACCAACAGATAATTT